CGAAGTGGAATGCACAATATATGCAAAATCCAACTTCAGAAGAAGGAGCCATCATCAAACGTGAATGGTGGAACAGATGGGAGAACGATTGGATACCTGCATTAAAACACGTCATACAATCTTATGATACTGCATTTAGTAAAAAGGAATCTGCTGACTACAGTGCCATTACAACGTGGGGTGTGTTTTACGAAAATGATGATGCACCTGCTAGTTTAATATTATTGGATTGTCAAAAAGGTAGGTGGGATTTTCCAGAATTAAAACAAATGGCTTATGAACAATGGAAATATTGGGACCCTGATACTGTGATTATTGAGTCTAAAGCATCTGGTCAGCCACTTACAGATGAGTTAAGAAAAATGGGAATCCCAGTAGTAAACTTTACACCTAGTAAAGGAAATGATAAACATACACGTGTAAATTCTGTTGCACCTTTATTTGAATCTGGTATGATATGGGCGCCTATGCAAGACTTCGCAGAAGAAGTCATCGAAGAGTGCGCAGCATTCCCATTTGGCGATAATGATGACTTGGTCGATTCAACGACTCAAGCCATTATGCGTTTTAGACAAGGTGGTTTTGTACTTCATCCTGATGATTTTAAAGATGAAATGCAAGTTAAACGAAAAAGGGTGTATTATTAATTATGGGTAAATTTTGGAAATTATATAGAGCTTTCATCAAGAAAAACAACAGACCTCCAATGGGAGACGAAATTGATAATCTTAAGAAGATAGCAAAAGAACAAGAAGATGCAACTAAGGTAGTACCTATTTCACCACGACTTCCTAAAGATGCTCCTTATTCAGAAAAAAATCCTGAAGGTTGGATGCCTAAAGAAGGTGAGTTTGGTGGTCTTGAATCTTTAAAATATAAAATGGATGAATTACAAGAAATGGGAAAATCAAAAACTCCTTTTACCGATAAAATGCAAAAACAATTAGGTGATGTAAAATTATTTGGTGATGAAACTTTTGAAGAATTACAAATTATAAAAGACACAGGCAAACATCCTAGAACTAAGAAAGCAGCTGGTGGAAGAATTGGTTATGCTTATGGTAAAGGATTAAAGTTAGCACAACTTTTAAAAAAACAAGGTGTTGCACTTAAAGATACAATTCAAGAATCCATTGATGATTTCATTCAATACTCTGGAGATATGAAATATGATGCTGATGTAATCTTAGATGATGTGTTTGAAAGATTAGCTATTGATAGAGATGCTGTAGATCAATATGACGTCATTGATGCTTACGGAAAAGTTTATGACACTCTTAGCATGAATAGAATAGAATCTATGATGAACAGAGCTGACGAAGCATTAGAAGGTTTAGGTACTAAGGTAAAAAAAACAAGAAATGAAAATGCTGGTGGTGGATTAAATTATTTAATGGGGTTATAATGAAAGACTTTGGCAGTCCAGAAACATGGGGGATGAAGGTTGACCAATTTCTCGAAGACGAAAACCTTGAAGCAAGTTTAATAGATGATTTAGTTCCTGGTCCTTTAAAAGACGAATTAAAAAAAGATTTTGATCCACAACAAGAAACCTACGAAGAATATTTAAAAAGAAAATCTATTCCAATGGAAGATAGACCATTCAATATGGCTGAGGGTGGCCGTATGAAATATGGTAAAGGTTCCACTATTGCAAATCAATTAATAAGTCTTTTAGGAGATATTAAACCTTATCAAGGTGCAACTAAAATAGGTGAGTCTACAAAAAAAATAAGTAGAGAACCTGAGTTAGCTTTTATGGAAAAGTTTTTAAATTATGCCAAAGAACAATTTGGTGGAAACTTTTCTGCAGCAGCACGTTCTATTGGTCAGAATCGAGATAAAATAAAAGGTATTTTTGATAGAACAAATATTGCTTTATCAGGTAAACCTAAACCTGTTACTGCTATAGAAAAAGGTTATATAAAACCAGAAGGTGGTATTTCCTATAGTGAGACAACAACTAATGTAAACTTAAATCAAAATTATTTAAAAGATTTAATTAAGGATGTTAAACCAGGATTCTATAATTCAAAAGATTTAGCAAGAATTCTTAAGATTGGTTCTGAAAATAAAAGATCAGATGTAGATAGATTAACACAAGAATTAAAAAATTTAGGTGTTGAATTTAAACAACCTGATCCTATTAGTAAAAACAAAACATATAATTTAGTAGATGCTGTAGATAAAATTACTGAGCAATATCAAAAGAAAAGAATAAAAGGTATTTCTAAACATTCATCTGAAAGACTAGCAGGTGAAAAAGCATTAGATCAAGATTTATATAATCTACGTAATGAAATGAAACACAAATTAAGAAGGGTTGGACAAGATGAAGATATTTATCTTCAGGGCGCTGTTGAAGATGTGGGTCATCCTATTTCTTTACAAATATATAATAAATATCCAAAACTATTTAAAGATTCTAATGTTAACAAGATAAATACTTTGGTATTTCAGGATCCTGTTATTAATCGAGAGGTATTACAAAAAACTGGTTATGAAGCTGGACACGATAAATTATTTAAAGAATTAAATAATTATCTTGGTAAAGAACTTTCTTTTAATGATGTTACTCAAATAAAAAATATTAAAAAACAAATGAATTCTTTACATGATAAAGCAATCGTAGATGTTAAAAAAGCATCTGAAGAAGGCGTAAAACTTTTTAATAAAAACACAGGTAAAACTACATTATACAAATCTCCATATTTTAAAGGTCAAGAAAACAATATTCCTAGAATTGATATTAAAGTACCTAATGTTGGAGAAAAATTTTCTTCACAAAACATTTATGCAAATATGAATAAAGTTAATCCAGCTAATAAAGTTGGTTATATTGATAAGATTAATCCTGAAGCAAAATATCTTTCTGATTTATCTGATATTGAAAAAATGGAATACAAAGCAAATATGGGTAATCAATACAAAGAAAGTTTATCAAAATTTTATTCAGAATTAGGATATAGTAAAAATGATATAGATGATTTAATGGATGCCATTGAATATGGTACTGAATCTAAACAAGCTGTTATTCCACAAAAGTTTGATAAAGGTGGTCCAGCTATAAATAAAATATTTGGTAAATTAGCAAAACCACTTCAATTATATTTTTCACCTACTTCTACATTTGCTGATTATGCAATTGATGCTGCTAAAGGTGAATTAGATTTAAGTGATACTGGAACTAGACTTGGTTTAGAAATTGAAGCTGCCTTTGCACCTGAATTAGTAAGAGGAACTATTGGACTTACTAAAGGTATGAAAGATAGAGCTAAACAAAAAGCTGTTCAAAGATTATTAAATTTAGGATTACCAACTATTAAAGCTTTAAAATATGCAAGAATACTTTCACCAATTGGTATTGCATCATTAGCAGGTGAAGGTGCTTATTATTTTTATAAACAACAAAAAGAACTTCAAGAATTAAAAGAAAAAGATCCAGAAGCTTTTAAAAAATTTATGGACTCTAGAGTTTCAGATCCAATGACAGCTGCTGAATATGGAATGATCGAAGACATGGGAAGAGAAGGTGCAATGGGTGGTGGTATTATGAGACTTGGTTTAAAAAATGGACCAGACGATCCTTCTAAAAGAAAATTTATGAAAACTGCAGTAGGACTAGCTTCTCTACTTCCATTTGGAATTGGAAAACTAGCTAAGAAAAAACCAGTACAAAAAGCTATTGTAGCAGCTTCAGAAGCAGCACCACGAGGTTGGTCATGGGTTAAAGATAATTTTTGGACTGTTTACAATTCAGTTTTAAAAAAAGGTAAACAAGGTGAATTTACTAAAAAAGGACTTGATGTTAAATCACATAATGGAGTTGATGTTATTGAAGACCAAAATCAAATTAGAGTTAGATACCAAACAGATAGAGGTAATACAGCTGAAACAGTTTACAATAAACCAACTTATGAAGTAGATCCTGAAACAGGTAAAGCAATTAAAATTCCAGGAGAGTTTGAAGAATATCAAGATGTTTATAGAATGGGTAAAGATGATTATTACAAAGATTTTGAAGAAGAAATAATAGATACGGTTGAAAATGTTAAAAAAATCGTTAAAGACTAAACTAACTACGACAGTTCCACCAAAAAGCGGTCCTCTACCACAAGGCTTGAATATTGGCTATAATACTGTTAAAACAATAAGCTCGGAGAAAATAAATGGCAGATATAGACAAATCATTACCAAACATAAAACAAGAACTTAATCTTCCAAGTGAAGAAGAAATTGTTGAAGCTCAATCTGAAGAGCAAAATGAAATTGCAGAGCGAGGTGAGCCTGTTGAGATCCAAGAAAATGAAGATGGGTCAGTTGATATTAATTACGATCCCTCTATTGGTTCTGTTGAAGGTGGACAAAACCATTATGACAATTTAGCAGAACACTTACCAGAAGATATTTTAGATAGATTAGGATCAAATTTATATCAAAATTATCAAGACTATAAATCTTCTAGAAAAGATTGGGAACAAACTTATAAAGAGGGTTTAGATTTATTAGGATTTAAATACGACAATAGAACAGAACCATTTCAAGGTGCATCAGGTGCAACTCATCCAGTATTAGCAGAAGCTGTTACTCAGTTTCAATCTTTAGCATACAAAGAATTATTACCAGCAGATGGACCAGTAAGAACTCAAGTTATGGGTTTACCAAATTCAGAAAAAACACAGCAAGCAGCTCGTGTAAGAGATTTTATGAATTACCAGATCATGGATCAGATGAAAGATTATGAACCTGATTTTGATCAAATGTTATTTTATTTACCATTAGCAGGATCATCATTTAAAAAAGTTTATTATGATGAGGTAGAACAACAAGCTGTTTCTAAGTTTGTGCCTGCAGATGATTTGATAGTTCCGTACTCGGCTACCTCATTAGACGATGCGGAATCAATCATCCATGTTGTAAAAATTTCTGAAAATGAAATGCGTAAACAACAAGTTAGTGGTTTTTATAGAGACATAGAATTAAAACCATCAACAGTAAATGAAACAGATGTTCAAAAAAAAGAACGAGAGTTAGAAGGTATATCAAAAGGTCGTGACGAAGATGTATTTAATATTTTAGAAATACATACTAATTTAGATCTAGAAGGATTTGAAGATATCGGAGAAGATGGAGAACCTACTGGAATTAAAGTTCCTTACATTGTAACTTTAGAAGAAAATTCTAGAGAAGTTTTATCTATTAGAAGAAATTATCAAATTGATGATCCATTAAAGAAAAGAATACAATACTTTGTTCACTTTAAATTTTTACCAGGACTTGGTTTTTATGGTTTTGGTTTAATACATATGATTGGTGGTTTATCTAGAACTGCAACAACTGCATTAAGACAATTATTAGATGCAGGAACATTATCAAATTTACCTGCTGGATTTAAACAAAGAGGTATAAGAATTCGAGACGACGCACAGTCTATTCAACCAGGAGAATTTAGAGATGTAGACGCACCTGGTGGAAATATACGTGACGCATTTATGATGCTTCCTTTCAAAGAGCCGTCTCAAACACTCTTAGCACTAATGGGCGTCGTAGTACAAGCTGGTCAGCGTTTCGCATCTATAGCTGACCTTCAAGTAGGTGAGGGTAATCAACAAGCCGCAGTGGGTACGACGGTTGCGTTGCTTGAAAGAGGATCACGGACAATGTCTGCAATTCATAAAAGAATATATGCAGCATTAAAACAAGAATTTAAATTACTCGCTCGAGTATTTAAATTATATCTACCACAAGAGTATCCATATGACGTAGTGGGCGGTCAAAGAATGATTAAACAAGCAGACTTTGATGATAGAGTAGATATATTGCCAGTTGCAGATCCTAATATTTTCTCACAAACACAGCGTATCTCACTCGCGCAAACGGAACTGCAATTGGCAGCTTCTAATCCAATGATGCATAATCAATACGAAGTTTACAGAAATATGTATGAAGCATTGGGTGTAAAAGATATTGATAAAATTTTAATTCGACCACAACCCCCACAACCAAAGGACCCTGCTTTAGAACATATTGACTCTCTTGCAGGGAAACCATTCCAAGCATTTCCTGGTCAGGATCACAGAGCACACATTACAGCTCACTTAAATTTTATGGCAACTAATATGGCAAGAAATGCTCCACAAGTTATGGCTTCATTAGAGAAAAATTGTTTTGAACATATTTCATTGATGGCGCAAGAACAAGTTGAAGTAGAATTTAGAAATGAGATGCAACAAATAGCTGCTATCTCACAAAATCCACAAGCAATGCAAGATCCACAAGTTCAAATGCAAGTTAGAATGGTTTCAGAAAAAATTGAAGCAAGAAAAGCACAACTAATTGCTGATATGATGGAAGAATTTATGAAAGAAGAGAAGAAAATTACTTCTCAATTTGATAACGATCCAATTGCTAAATTAAAATCTAGAGAATTAGACCTACAAGCTCAAGAAAATGCTAGAAAACGTAAGTCTGATGAAGAGAGAAACAACTTAGATCGTATGAAAGCAATGATGAATCAAATGACTGATCAACAAAAACTTGATCAGAACGAAGATTTAGCTAATTTAAGAGCACAAACGTCTATTGATAAGACGATTTTATCTGCACAATTAAAAAAAGAGCAATAAAATGAGAAAAAAAATGACAAAACCTGAAAAAAAGGTTAAAAAAGTAATGAGGGAGTTTAAATCTGGCAAACTACATAGTGGTAAGTCAGGAAAAATTGTAAAAAATCCTAAACAGGCCATTGCAATAGCTCTTTCAGAAGCAGGTAAAAGTAAAAAAAGAGGTTAATATGAAAAAAAACAAAAAACAAATGTCAGAAACTTATTCTTGTGAAAAAATCAAAGAAGTTAAGATGACAAAACCAAATGAATCTCAAAAAGACATGGTTCAAGGTCAAGGAAAAGTTTTAGCAGAGAAAAAAAGATCAGCAACTTGGTACTAGTATGATTCCTTGGGGTTTATTAGGTTCAGGGATTAAAGCTGGACTTGAGGTTTACAAAAATAAAAAAGCAGCTGACGTTGCAATGTCAGAAGCTAAACTTCTTCACATTGAAAAAATGAAAAGAGGTGAAATAGAATTTTCTGGAAAAATATCAGA